TTACAAATGCTGATTATTGAGTTTTATTGTCTGTAGTGCGTTTTTATCGCCACTATTTTTGGTGTAAATACGATCTAATGGATTGAGCGTTACCGCAGCCTCAAGGTGCTCTGGGGCAAAGTGTGCATATCGCATCGTCATAAGAATCGTACTATGACCTAGTATCTGCTGTAGCACCAAGATATTCCCCCCATTCATCATAAAGTGGCTTGCAAAGGTATGCCTGAGAACGTGAGTTCGCTGACCTTCCGGCAACTCAATTTTTGCTTTCTTTAGCGCCCAAGTAAAAGCTTCATAGCAATTTGAAAAGAGACGGCCTCGACGTTTGGGTAACAGCTTCTGGATGTTATCCGAAATCGGGACGGTTCTGTTTTTCTTGCTCTTGGTATTCGTAAATGTGATCCGTCCCGGTAAAACCTGAGACTGTGTTAATTTTTCAGCCTCACTCCATCTGGCCCCAGTCGCCAGACATACACGAACAACAGAACCAAGATCGGCGTTGCCTGATTCATCGCAAACCGAAAGAAGCCTCTCAATCTCATCTTCATACAGAAATGAGAGTTCGCTTTCACTAACTTTAAAATGGCGCACACCTTCTAAAGGATTTTCACCAGCCCACGCGCCAAGACGCTTTAACTCAGAAAAAACAGCGTGCAAATATGACTGCTCACGATTTACGGTAGCTTCCTTAGTTGGCTTTTTCTTATTAGCACTCCATTCACCTGATAACCGACGCTTCCGGTAAACAGCAAACATATTGCGGTCAAATTCTGAAACGAGCGGATCTCCCATCCTTTCGCAAACAGCCTTCAACTTAGCCTGCCGTTCTTCACCCGTAGTCAATGTTTTACCGTGCATCTCGTACCAAATATCAACAAGCTCAGACAATCGTTTTGAACTATTAACCACTGAAACATCGGCATGCACCATCAATCGGCGCTCATGAGAAAGCGCCTCACCTTTTGTAGCAAACTGTCTACGAATACGCCTTCCGCTTGCCCCATATGGATAACATTCACAAAGCCACTTTCCTGATGCGAGTCGCCGAACTGTCATGTCACAACCCTCATGAACAATATTTGTCAGGGATTACGCCTAAATTTAAAAAATCCAGAAACTCACTTTCAGTTAATATCATAGTTCCTTTTAATGCTGCTATTTCCATTTTTTTCGGACCCGCATTGCGGCCACAGCAAAGAATATGAAGATTTGCAGTCACATCATTGCGAACTATCATACCGGCAGAAATTGCAGAATTTTTTAGCCTGTCCTTATCTGTTTTTTTAAAACCAGTAAAACAAACTTCGAACCACAGATAGGGCAATTAGTATCTGTACTAGGTATATAACAATCACATTTTTGGCAATGCACTATTTTCAAAATTTCATTGTGATTTCCCATAGCTATCTCACTTCATATTTTTGAAACGATTTCGCCCACAACAAAACCAACAACAAATACGATAATGAACACTAAATAATGCGTTGTCAGCAATTTAATAAATGGTGTTCTATTAACAGAATTACTAGTTCTGATGTTGTCATTAAAGGAAACAGACATATCCTCTTTACATTCAGGTGAAACAATGGGAGCTGTTTTTTCTATCCACTCATAAATTTCAACGAGTTGATTGTGGCTTAATTCATCCAGCCGTGTGTTTTTGTAATAAATACTACAATGTTCATTCAGTTTATGGCGCAAATCCTGCGCCTCTGTTTTATTCAAGATCTTAGCGACAAGAACTTTTTTTGTTTTCTTCTCCTTACTTTCTGCCAGTAAATCGTTGAGGAATTTTAACGCAACCTTGTACTGACTACCTGATATCTCACTCACACCGTTCACGCCAAGTTCAGCGTGCAACTTTACCCAAACTGGCACTGTTTCTGTGTTTTCAGACTCAGCTACAGCATTTACAAGTTTTCGAATGCTGATACGTTGGGACTTTACTAACGGGCGCTCTTCGCCAGCCTTAGCTGGAACATTGATATTGATTGTCTGGCTACTATCCAAACTCTCAATCTGGACGTTATTTTCTTTATAATCACGTCCTGCAATTTTATTCTTATCCCCGTTTGAGTTTAAATCCATACCCCGCCTTCCTCTCGCAGCTTACTTTTCGTGATAATCCCCGCCCGCTACACGGTTACTGTTGCCTGATACATTGACAGAAACAGAAGCAGAACTACCGGCTGTAAGAGCTGCCAATGCTGCCGCTTTAACGGCCAATGGAGCAGAACGATAAAGCGACAAAAGCTCACTTTCATCATTACTCAATGCCGACACAGAGCGCTCACCAACCACAACATATTGAATATCCACCCCGAACTTTGATATCGCAGAAAGGTAAGCAGTATCTGGATTGCGCTCACCTTTTTCATAGAGGAGCTGCGCTTGCTTTCTAACCCCGCCGATCTCACCAAGAGCAGCTTGGCTTAATTCTAAGCGGAGACGTTCCTCTCTAAGGCGTTCACCTATACTTAAATGCATATAAATCACCTTGACAGGTACGCAAAAACGTACCACAATGTCATTAACGAACTGATAGAGGATCACAATATATCACTATGAATCAAGAACAACACGCTCATAAGTCACGATTGCCTAAAGGTGCCTTCAAAGGCAGGCCGATCGCCCTGCGTCTGACACCAGAAGTTCGTAAGACTGTAGAGGACCTGGCAAAGAAAGAGCTTCGCACTGACTGCAATATGGCCCACGTCATTTTCATGCGCGGACTTGAGATCATCACTCAGGAGGGAGAAGAAAAAGAATGAGTAACATAACTATCAACATTAATATACCTACAGCCTACGTCCGCTTGGAGAAATACGCGGAAATGACAGGTACACCAATCGGCACATGTAGGGGAATGGTTCGCGATGGACGGATTATTATCCGTCCAAAAGAAAAAGCTAAAGACGCTATTGAGGTAAATCTCGTAGCCATGCTGAAAGATGCCATTGCGAATAGCTGAACTTGCAGCCATGAGCAAAACACTAATATATATTTCAATCAAATACATGATTATACCTGTTCTAGCCATGCTGGCATCGCTGATTATTATAACTTTTAACAGGGCTTAATCATGTTCAACCCAAAAAACCTGCTTGCAGGCATAACAGGGGGATTGCGATCATCTGTTTAGGTATAGTTTGGTTACTACAACCATTAAATTTATCACCAGTTATATTTTTAACATGATATTAAAAATGAACACATTAATTAAAACCCAAAGGTTTCATTAAAAACATCAAGATTTGAAGGTGTTGATATGACTGGCTTCACTCAAACAAAAGACTTATACAGCAATTTACGCATCATCATCATGCAACAACAATCAGGCCGGCTGGCTCCTACACGGGCAAGCCATGCCTGGAAAATGGCACTGACCAATCAGGACGTCAATGTAATTAGCGAAGTTCTGGCTGAAATGATTTTTAAGCTGGCAATAAACGAGTCACTGTAACTACCGTCACACAAGGACCAGTAGAAATATGAAACAACAACTCAATTCTTCACAGCAGCGCTTCCGCAACGGCGCAGAACGCTATGCCAACCGTTTCGCTACCAGCGCATCACGCAGCAACATCCGCTACAGCCTGAGCGAGACACACGCAACACCGGATGGCCACGCAGTAAAACAAATCGGCGAGCATACCTGGATGATTGAGAAAGCTGGAATAGTGGTCCACAAATACCCGCGCAATCCGTTTACCGGAAACCGCATTTTTGCTCTGAGCTGCGGCGACAATCAGTTCGGGCAGGATTTCACGTTGTACGAAGCGCTACGCACAGTTGATCGCCTTCTTTACGGAGAAAATTTTATTAAACAGGCTGAGTTATAACAGCGGGTTTATCACCGGTTATTTTTAACGAGGACTCCGTTATGAGAAAACACACAGCAGAACAGGTAAACGAATTTCTGCAGGGATATTACTTCGATAACGAAATTAATCCCCGCGCCAGAAAAACACACTTCGAAGTAATGAAGTGCGGAATATTCAGCGTCCGCAACACCCTGTTTTGTTCAAAAGATACGGGAGCCAGCGAGGACCTTAAAGAACTTAACCGGATGGCGAAACAATTAATGGATGGCATGGTTCCCGAACCCGCAATAATTACGGAGTAATCACGATGAATTTCAGTTATTCATTCAGTGTACCGGAGTCGTTATTTGTTATCACACTGATTGCAGCCGCAATGTTTTTTGCCATCTGCATACTGACACTTATTGATACATGGCGGGAAATACGCGACAGACGTCGCCAGAAAAAAAACGGGATGCATACAACGCATTCATTCAGCACAAAGAAGACGTAGAGCGTAAAGCACGCCGCCGTCTTTAGTTAATTAACCGGTTTCGTTAATACACCGCTCACGCGGCGGGATTCGCACAATCTGAATAAGGGAAATAAAAATGATTAATCCGACACTCACCCTCAAAGATAAAGCCCTTGCGGGCGCAATGTTTTTACGCAACTACGCCGCAATGATGGCTGACACTGACAACCCTATGATGGTGCTGTCAGTGGAGCCTCACCTTATCGCCGCAGACGCAATTGAACAGGTGGTACAGGAAAACACCTGTCTGAGAAATCAGCTTGCCACCCTTCAGACAGCAGCTGACCCGGCAAAGGAAAGTGCTGAACACACCTGCCACACCACATTCATCAAAGGGACCCGCGTATGTCTGAAAAACAGTCCGCAGCAACGCGGAACGGTCGTTGACACCCGCACCAGTAGCCCCGCCATTGACCGGGTTTTCGTCCGTTTCGATCCCCCCTTCGAGGAAGATCGCTGGGTAAAGACCAGAAACCTGGAAATAACCCCCGACAAATGAAGCTGATTATCCCTGCGCGACACCGCAAAAACCGGATGAAGCCAGGGGGAAAGCCGGAACGGGCAGCAAGGGCGGCATACCGTCGCCTGCTGAAGGGGGACCGGTCACACGTGCGACGGCTGGAGCGGGTACCGCCCGCCCGCGTCATCAACGTCATGTACCGTTACCGGCTGTTAAGTCTGGACGAAGGCCGGACATGGGTACTACTTAACCATAACGAATACGTGAAGAGGATAAGGCGATGTTACAGATGAAATTTAAGCCCTGCTTTATTGACGCATTCCGCAACGGACGCAAGACCACATCCCTTCGCCCGACGGGGTTTGATTGCTACCAGGCGGGCCAGGAGTCAGCAGAATATTTTCATGAAGACACCCTGACCCGCAACATCGTTCTTCCCGATTACAGCGCCGGCGGTACCCTGGTTTTTGAGGAGGGAACCACATTTACCCGCGCATCAGACTTTGCCGGACTCCTGAAAAGACAGCCCTACCGGCAGTATGACAACATTCATCTGGTCACAGAAAACAAGAACGGCGAAACCGTGCCGTTCGCCGTGGCCTTCATTGCCGATATCGGTGTAATACAGGGCCGCCAGATAACCGATGAAGTGGCCGTCAGGGACGGCTTTAACCCTGAAAACCATCCCCGCGACGAACTCTTTGCATTCATGCGGGACACCTGCCACATAGAAAACCCCAAAAACGAAACCTACTGGCGGTACACCTTCACCCACATCGTGATGTTGTCGCAGTGGAGGGCTGACGCATGAAACCCGCCATTATCTGCATTCTGTGCGAGAGCACTGTCACCGGCGACCATTACCGCATCAGGGAACGCCACATCAACCCTGACCGTTCGCTGCTGGACAACATCACCGGCCCGGATGATGAACGCGTGATCTGCCTGAACGACGGCTCGCAGTTACGCGTGCGCAATATCCGGCGCGAAATCACGCTCGAACCCACCCCATTCACACGCGGGAAAAAACCGGAGAGTGACGCATGAAAGGTATTCTGAACCAGCGCTCACCGCTCAAATGGGCGGGCGGCAAATTCAGTATCATGCCGCAGCTGCGCGAATATTTACCCAAAGCCGCCTGCCTGATCGAACCCTTCGTGGGCGGCGGCTCGGTCTTCATGAACACGGATTATGACTATTACGTATTGTGTGACAGCAACCCCGCGCTGATTAATTTCTACCAGCAACTGACGACCAACACCACGGAATTAATGGATCGTGCATGGTCGCTCTTTAAGGATGGCGGCACACCGGAAGCCTACAAACGCCATCGCGGGGCATTTAACACCATCGCGCTGGCCACCGACAGATTACGCGGCGAATCCCTGGAATGGGCAGCGCTGTTTCTGTACCTGAACCGCCATTGCTTTAACGGCCTGTACCGCACCAACCAAAAAGGCGAATTCAATGTGCCATTCGGCAAACACCGCATGCCTTATTTCCCCTGCCAGGAAATGCGCCTGTTTGCTGATAAAGCCAACGAGACCCGGACCCGCTTTATTCACGCGGATTTCCGTACAGCCTTCACAATGCCGGCTGAGATCCGCCGTTTTTCTTCGGTGCACGGCGATATCGCCATTTACTGCGATCCGCCCTACCTGCCACCGGACGGTAAAGAGGCGTTCACTCACTACAACGGCCGGGCATTTACCCGCAAAGACCACCGTGACCTTGCGGCGCTCATGATGAACGCCTGGCAGCGTTACGGTATCCACCCGGTGGTCTCCAACAGTGACACCTCCGAAACCCGGCAGATCTATTCCTCGTTTGAGCTGCACACCCTGAGCGTTCGCCGCGCTGTGGCTGCCAGCAGCAGTGCACGCCAGCAGGCAAAAGAGGTGATTGGTGTTTATCCGCCAGCCCGTGAGGTCCGGATCCGGGATGTCAATGCGGGCTGGCTGTCTCACATTCCCGCTCCACACCCCACCACGGAGATCATGTAATGGCCGTTATCTATATCGCTGGCCCCATGACGGGGAAGCCTGATTTCAACCGCACCGCCTTCACCATGACGGCGACCCGCCTGAGGATGCAGGGTCATACCGTACTCAACCCCGCAACACTCCCTGACGGGCTGAGATACAGGGACTACATGCTTATCGGGAGCGCCATGCTGCACTGTGCCGATGTGATTTACCTGCTGGATGGCTGGGAGGACTCGCCGGGGGCAAAAGAGGAACACGCCACCGCCCTGAAACTGAATCTGATCATCTCCACACCAGAAAGCCGTAAGGAGGCCAAATCATGTTTCTGAAACCAATGGGGGGACCAGGTAAAGCACCGAAGCACGTCAGTGCCTGGACACAACAGGAAGACGAACTGCTTATCTCGCTTTATCAGGATCACAGCACATGGCAAATGGCTGAACGACTTCAGCGAACCCGCAGCGCAGTGATGCACCGGATTCTTTTTTTACGTAATCGCGGGTTGATTGGTCGCAAGAGAAAAGCACCGCTGAGTGCAGAAGCCATCGCCTTTCTCACCAAAAACCGTCACGCAAAAACCGCACGGGAACTGGCCCGGAAGGTGGGACGCAGCGAGTGCACCGTGAGGTACACACTGCATAAACGGGGTTACAGCCTTAAGAAATGCGGCGAGAGCCACCATTGTGCCAGATACAGCGATCGTCTGACTGAGCTGGTTACGGAGCTACGCGACAGATGCAACATGACGTTCTGCATGATCGCGAAACACATCAACATCACGATGCAAATGCACATCAGCGATGATACGGCGTTTCACCTCTACAACCGCCGGACCGCCGCCGACGCCCTGTTGTACGAACTGCTGCCGAACTGAGTGATCATCATGCACACACAAAAAAACCGCTTGCCATGCCGCAATCAGTCAGGTTACATTTCTGCTGCACCTCATAAAACGGGTGCCGGGATTGAGACCCCGCTGACAAACGTAGCGCACAACCGCGCCAGCGGTTTTTTTGTGCGTACCGTATCGTCACACCTTTTTCGCATCAGAATTATGGTGGGGCGTACAGGGCCGACTTCGGTCGGGCCGGGTTCTGCGTTTGCCGGTAGTCTCAACCCTGTACGTCTCACCACCCCGAGTTTGAGACCTCTGGATGGTGAGTTTTCAAAACTTACACACGTAGAGGCCACACCATGGCAAACCGCAAACAACAGCGCGCATACGCTGCGCGTCGTCACATCCAGACTGAAATCAACCGCAGACTTTTCCGCGCCTTCCGCGTCGCGCATATCATGCACATCAATATGCTGCATGAGCGCAGTCACGCACTGTCAAACACCTATTCCGCCGCTGTTTTCAGCTATCTGGCGGATGATCTGCGCGGGCTGCGGGACCTCATTAACCAGCACTACCACCACTAATCAACATCCCGAAGCCATCCCGCATCCATACGCGGGAGGCTTCCGCACGTCCGTTTCCGGAGGTTCTCATGAAGAGCGTTAAGGGACTTTCAGATATTCAGGATTTTTTTAACTGGATGTGGGCGGTGGATCCACGCCTCGCTTCCCGTCTCAATGACCTGCACGACTATTACCGCCGCGCCTGTAAACAGGCCGCCAGCAGCGCCACCACATACGGTGAGTTTTCCTTCACCGTTGACGACCGTTACCGCGTGGACGTCAGAGACCAGAACAACAGCCTGGAGCTGGGCCTGTTCCACATCAACGGACTCGACAGCAGTGTTATCAGCTGGTCATCGTCAGAAATGGTGCTCGTTCTGGAAATGACCACCCACAGCGTGGTCGTGAAAGGGATTAAAACGGCAGAAGACTTTATCGCTGAATACCAGCGTCTTCTTGTGCTGTACCGGGCTGCATTTCAGAAGGCAACAGCAGGGGAGTAAGCGGAATGAGCCATCACAACACACACCTGGCGTACCCGTGGAATGCCCCGCTGCCAGTTATTGATCCTGAGACGTTCGGCAGAGCGTTACCGCAGAAGCCAACCGCATTACAACGGGCAATCCGGGACTACCTCACCGAAGACATTCGCACTGAGGCCCGGCTGGATGAAGAAACCGTGGTCTTCCTGACAACCACGGACAAAGGCAAACAAATTAATTCACACCTTCACCGGGACGAAGAGCGGCAGACAAGGCTGGATAAGCTGGCACGACACAGACGCGAAAATCCGCCAACGGAGGTATCGGAAGCGATAGCCGAACTTCGCGCCCTGCCACCGTTTCTTGCCAGCGTGCTGATCCGCGATCTGGCACGCCTGAACCGGAAACAGCAAAGCGCCCGCAGCAAAGGTGTAAAAAACAATAGCGCATACGTGGCCGATAACTTCGTTCGCCGTGGACTGCGCGCGCGCCTGAAACGTATCGAACGGGTTAACGACCGCTTTGCAACGCCGGCATTCAAATCCAGTGTCATACGCCATCGCCTTGAAGAGCTGCTCATGCTGCCGCAACTCAGCCGCGACAAGATCCAGCACATCGCCACACTGACTGCGCAGTTCTTTACCGCAGAATTTGAACGCATATGTGATGAAGTTCCTGAACAGACCGGAAAGAATAATGACAGCCCGGTTATCTGGCTGCTGGCCTACCAGAAGATGGCACGCATAGCCTTAACGCTGGGCGTGATCCCGCCATACTGGCCGGAACTCGAAATCAGGCACAACCGACGCACACCGCCGGACCCTGAACTGATACCGGGTGCGGTACTGCGCATCACCTGCGCGACCTGGTGGAACAACCAGTTACGCCACATCGCCGATCTCTGGCGGGAGGAGTTACTGCGTGCCGCCGGCAGAGTGTCACGTAAACAATCCCCTTATATCAGCCATGAATCACTACTGGAGTTTCGCGAGAAGCGCCAGCGCACCCGTGATTTTCTCAAAAGCTGGGATATTGAAAACGAAGACGGCGAGCGCCTGAGTCTGGAGGAAGTGTACTGGGCGGGCCCGGGGAATCCACGCAACCGCCGCAATGAAATGATGGTCTGCATCAGAGGGATGGAGATGGTAGCCGAATTGCGGGGTGACGTCGCATTCTTCATCACGGTAACAGCCCCTTCCCGCTTTCACAGCGTGAACGAATACGGCAGCCTGAACCCGAAATACAACGGTGCCACTGTACGCGATACCAGTGATTATCTGGTTTACGACTTCTTCGCAGCCGTAAGAAAAAAAATCAAAAAAGAGGGGCTGGGCTGGTACGGCGTGCGAACCGCTGAGCCACACCATGACGGCACGCCACACTGGCATATGCTGGTATTCACGTCCCCTGAGAACGCAGAGCGCATCATCGAAATTATGCGCGACGCAGCGATTAAATCAGATCGCCACGAACTGGGGGACGATATTTCGCCGCGCTTTGAATGCGAGAAGATAGATCCGGAAAAAGGGTCGCCGGCAAGCTATATCGCAACCTATATCGGTAAGAACCTGGACGCCAGCGCCTTCCACAACAATGATCCGAAAACCGGAAAACCTTACGTCGATAAGGAATCCGGGAAAACCATGGCGGAAACCGTGGAGAACGCCATTGCATGGGCGAGCCTTCACCGCATACGTCAGTTCCAGTTTTTCGGCATTCCGCCCCGCCAGGTGTGGCGTGAACTCCGCCGCCTTGCAAGCCAGATGGGGCGCAACCCGGCATCACCGAAGCGACTCGATCATGGCGATATTGACGCCATTATGGCCGCCGCAGACGTAGGGTGTTTTGCCACCTACATCATGAAACAGGGTGGCGTGCTTATTCCACGCAACCAGTATCTGGTCCGCACCGCATACAAAACCGCAGACGAAGCTAATGACTACGGCGAATTCCCGCAGCGCATCTACGGAATTTGCGCCCCGTCACTCGGGGAACGGTACACCATCTGCACCCATCCGGATGAGTGGAAACTGGTCAGAAAAGAATCTGACGCCGACAACAGCACGGACGAGGGTTTTGACCTTCGGGGCGGCTTCGCCGCACCTTGGACTCGTGGCAATAACTGTCCCGGTGACGAAAAAACAGCCGGAACCGGCACAGAAAACAGGCAGCGTGGGTCGCGGCTGACGCTTCCGGAAAGCGGCCTGGCGCACTGGTTGCAGACGTTAACCCGTCACGAGCGGAAACAGCTCATCAGACAGCTTAAAAATCAGCCGCCCACCACGGATACCGGACAAAATAACACCAGACCAGCATCAGACACCCCTGTCAGGGTGGAGGTTGTCGTGCCTGTCGACACCACGACCATCGCACAAATCACCCGCGAACTCGACGCGCTGGGTGTGCAGCTGCCTGACGCAGCCATTATTTCCGTGAGTAACGGTGCCCGCGTTCGCCCGGGCGACGGGCGTATCGCGTACTGGAGCGCCACAACCCGCCGTATCGTCATCACACAGGAGTCGTCAGCGGAGGTAAGATCATGACGCGATTTCACTGCACCATGCAGCGTCAGCAGTTCGACGCCGTTATGCGCCAGCGCACGCCAGCCATGACACTGAGAGGCGTAGCCACAAGACCACAGCCCGGGGACGAACTGGAAATCACGGTGGCCAGCCCCGATCGCACCACCACAACCACCATCACCGACATACTTAACAGGCGACCGGGCAGTGAATATCAGAGCTGGACCATTGCCGTTCGCCCACGCCGTTCGCCGGAAGAACCGGAGCCGCTCACCCCGGCCGGAAAAATCATGCAGAAGTACCACGAAGAGCAGGCCCGCAAACACAATGTCGCGCTGGCCAGAACACTGACTGCCGTCAATCGCAAGGCCGCACTGGCGCGAAGGGTCTTTTCATCGCAGCACCCTTCATTCGCCAGACCGGCACAACACAGGAGAGATCCACAATGAGAGAGCAATTACCAGACACCGTGCCAGTACAGGAAATCAAAGAAAATATCAGGCAACAACTTCACGGATTTTATATTACTTATGATTTGTGGCTGAAAAACGGAGCAAATCCAGACGGAATATTTTCGCGAAACTGTGGTTTATGCGCCAGCCTCTGGGATTATCTCGAATTAACGGGTGCTGATAAAGAAGCCGCACTGGGGCTATTGCACATTGATTTCAGAAATGCCGGGCGAACCGCATAGCGGTGAGTCTGTCAGGGCGAGGAAGCGGAAGATCCACCGCCCCACAGAATGGCACTTACGCGCCATCACTGAGCAGAATATCCAGTGCCATTTGCCTTTCGTCTGGTTTAAGGCGCTGGAGCAATGCTTTAACGACACCATCAGTTTGCAGGTCACTGGGTGAAATCACGCGAAGATCGGAAAGATTGAGCGAAAAACGCATATTACAGTCAGAATTAGTGCAGGTGCAATAAACTACCGCCAGCGTTTTTGCGTCATCCTGCCATGCAGTTTTGCGTATAGCCGCCCGGCAGTGACACGCCGGACATTCAATTTTCATCACACCCGCCATAACCCCCCCACAATCTGACCGGTTGCAGGGGTAATATAGTCTTTTTCGGGTTATTTTTCATCAGCCAGCGCAGACACCACATTTTCCACATCTTCCAGCGTAAAATTAAGGTGTAACGACGGGGGGATTTCGGGCTCGCTGTTCACAGCCTGCATGAATTTACGGCAGACAGGTGTCACTTCATCCCGTCCATAGGTTGTCCTTGCCTTATCGGGATCGCCAAGTCCGCTCGCATTTTGCGGGATAATACCGGCAAGACCAGCCGGAAAGCGGTGCGCCGTAAGAACATCCTGAGCGCTGATATTCTTCACATTTGAAAACTCATCTTTTTGCTGAATATCCCCAACCGGAATAATTTTAATCCCGTCCGGTTGCCCTTTTGGGATACTGATAAACATGTTACGGAAATTCCCAAGCCCGTTACCGCTCTCTATTTTTTTACGTATAGCTTCTTCAGCCTCAACAGACATATTCGGGTCGGACGCGTACATGATGAACCCCATATGCGCACCGTTGTGATAGTAGCGACGTCTGAAAATGGTCGCCTCACTGTTCAGTAACGCTGAATGAATACCACCGATATAATCAGGCAGTCCATAAATCTGCTGTCGCGGATCATGCATACGTAAAAACACAACATCAGACGGCGAATAGACCAGCGGCTCGCCCTCCTGTAACACGATAAAATCAAGTTGCTTGCTACGACGCAGATACAAAGACGGTAATGGTGCCAGCGCCACCACCCGTCCCCACCCGTTACGGACCTTCAGAATGGCCACATCACCAAACAGCAGGTAGTCAAAGACAGCCATTTCCATCTGATCGGTCGTCAGTCCACCCCCCTGGTAGCTGGCACACACCATATTTTTGCGTGCATACAGTACGCCGCCATGCTGGGCGTTAAGATTCGGCAACTGCGCGAGCGCAAGTCTGTCTATTGGTAGTGTCCAGTAGTTGTAGCTACCGTTATACCAGACGTTGATGTATTCCGTGCCGGTAGTCAGTATCGGTTCCGGCTCCCCGAAAGTGATAATATTGCCGCGTCCGGGAGTAAAATTTTCTGTCTGTGCCCGTTTACGCAGGCGTGCGCTTTTACGTTTACTCATGCAGCCTTCCCGAATGCCCACACCGAGGGGCGGTCATATTCATAGTCGAGCGGTTCATTACAGACCGCGTGCGATATGGCAAAAAATACGTCCGCGTGACCGGTCGTTTCGCTGCGTTCGGCGGCGAACGTCATTGCGTTCTGACTGGCAGTCATTACACGGCGGATGGCCATAAATGCCAGCGGGATATCGGCACGTTCTTTTGTCACCTCATCAACCGCATCTTTCACCCACTGGATACGTCGCCGCTCAATGAGGTCAATCATCTTAAGCACCAGTTTATTTTTATTATCAACACTGTAGTTAATCCCCATCACCTCACGCGGTGCGGAGCGTACCAGTTGATCATAAACACCCCGGCCAATACCCGTGATATCCACCCCGATATGCGTAAACCGGTAGCGTTTCATTAATTCTTCAATCTGCTTAACCTGCCAGGTGAAGTTAAGCCCCACCCACTGGTAGACAGCCAGCACGCGAAATTTTTCTTTAGGCTCAACAGGCGGGGCCACAATAACAAATGTTGAGTTATCACCCGTTCGTGACGGATCAAAACCGCCCCACACCTCACGATTACCAAAAGGCCGTAATGCGGAGGGGTCGAAGTCCTGCCAGATGCCGAACTCAACCTCACATTTTTCAAGGTCTGAGAATTTAAATACTGTGTCGCGGGAGTCAGTGAACTCACACATGTACAGCATGGCAAACGCCGTGGCGCTGTAGCGGTTACGCAGCTTCTCAATGTTAACTCTGGCACTGAGTCCCTTAGCGCACGCATCCTCCATTGTGATGACATAGCGCCAGATCCCGTCAGGGCAGACCTGTCCACCTTTACGCAATTCCTTGCTGGTCGGGAACTCCGCCGCCTTACGTTTCGGATCGTCGCCCTTCCATTCATCCCCTGTCCACAGCCTGTAAGCCTGGTGCGTTTTAGCGCTGGGGGTTGAAAAATAGGTAATACGGAATTCGTCATGCGTCGCCATCGCTGACGCCACTTCATGCAGGCGGGCAAATTTCGGTATCCAGAAGACCTCATCCCCGTACAGGTCGCCACTGTAGGACTGCGCCGTATTGGGATTGGTCGCCAGAAAACGCAGTATCGCACCATTGCTGAGGCGAATCGGGTTGCCTTTAAGCTCGACACCAAAGAATTGCTGCGCAATACTGAGAATATAGAAACGGAAAACTTCCGCCTGGGGTTTACTGGCGGAAAAGAATATCTGATTCTTGCCCGTGAGAACGGCCTTTTCAAACCCTTCCCATGCAAAATAGTAGGTAAATCCTTCCTGTCGCCCTTTCAGAATGAAGCGGAACAGTTCGTCGCCGTGCTCACGCACATATTGCTGATATTCAAACAGATGACCATTCGCTTTTTCATCAAATATTTCTTTTGTCAGTCCGCCGACATCATTTTTACGTAGTCGCTTCCTTTTTTTACCACCTTCGTCATTCCCTTCTTCACTGCTACCCTGTCGGCCATCATTGACCACCACGCCGGTATTGACCATCGCCCGGATCTCTTCCATCCGTTCAGCATGTTTGTTCTTCTGCGCCATCAGCCTGACGTGCTGGGATATCAGGAAGCGCAGCTCTTCAAGCTCAAGCTCGCTTTTACCATCCTTGCAGGTCAGTCGTTCCACTCGCCGGGCGACAGCCACTTCCACCGACTCGGCTGGTAACATTTCATTCCATTGCCCCCGGACAGCCCAGTTATAAACGGTACGCACAGGAAGCCCCAGCGTGGCCGCTATCTCTTTTGGTGTACTGAATTTCAGATACAGGGCGCGGGCAGCGTCCCTGACTTCTTCGGTATATTTCATTCGCCCATCATAAAGAGCAATAACACTCTGAAATATCGTTAAATTTTGGCATTTTTCGCACATAAAATCATATACGAAAAGCCCGGATTCAGAACGAATGAAACCCGCGAAAACAGCCGCAATAATACCGCCAGATACATCAAAAAGCGGTAATGAAATGGCAAAGCAGAAATACACCACTGACTGGATATGCATAGCAACCGAAGGCTACGCCATCGACGGTCGCCCCATTACCCGCGAAATGATCCAGCAGGCCGCTGACAACTACAGCACCGCCAGATACACAGCGATGATCTGGCCTAATCACCCCGTATACAGTCTTCAGGAGCGAGAATTTACCCCCAATCTGGGGCTTGTTTCCGAGCTGGCGGCTAAAGAAGACGCCGGAAGACTGCGCCTTATGGCGAAGCTGGAGCCTAACCAGGCGCTGGTTAACCTTAACGATCGCGGCCAGAAGCTCTTTACCTCGTGCGAGTTCTGGGAGAACTATGCCAACACCGGGCAAACCTATCTGTACGGGCTGGCAGCAACCGACAGTCCGGCAAGTCTGGGAACCCAGCGCATGGAAATCAAATCAGTGGAAAACAACACACAGGGCTCACGTCCGCAGTATGCCGCCGCTGGAAATATTGAAATGTTCAGTCTTGGGCGTCTGACGCTGGTCGCTGACACCCCAACAAATCATCATGAGGATAAATCCATGACTAAAGAACAGGCGAACCAGTTGCTAGCCCAGATTGTCACTCTGACGGCAAAAATTGACGCGCAGGCGAACACGCAACCACAGGCACAGCAACCCGCACCGGCGCAGCCCACGGCATCCGCAACAGCAGACACACAGCCAGTAACCGGGGATTTCAGCGCTCACGCTAATCACGTTGCGGAGCTGAGTGAAAAGCTTTCCGTTGCCACTGACACACTGGCCATCAACCCGAAAGACGACACGGCACGCCAGAACTACACCACCGCCGTGACGGAGCTACAGACCGCACTTAACACCTTTACGGTGCAGCCACAGGATGCTGAAACCGCAAAACTCCAGGCACGTATCGCCGCCCGTAATGGCGGACAACAGCCAGCGCCAGCCGCAGCGCAGAATTTCAGTACCCGAAAGACGGAAAAAGATGATGAGGCCGACGCCGCCACACTGACAACGCTTACCAGTGCAATCGAAAATCTGAGCCAGCGTTTTTCGGCCATTGAAGCCCGGCGCACACCGATGCCGGGCGTAGCACCCGGCGGACAACCCGCACAGTTTGAGCCGCTGTAAGCGGTCGTTGAGAAAAACAGACAAAAGGACCAACCGGAGAAAAAACCAATGGCCGCACAGATGTTATCACCACAGGCGCAAAAGTTTTTGCGTAATTACGCCATTTCGATGGCAAAAGCCAATGGCGTATTTACAGCACAACAGTTTTTTACCATCAGCCCACCGCGTGAAACCCTGCTACGCGATGCCCTGATTGAGAATGCCGACCCGTTCATGGGCAAGATCACCGTCATGCTGGTCGAACAGCTTGTCGGCCAGGTAGTCAGTACCGGAATTCCGGGGTTGTATACCGGGCGCAAGAAAGACGGACGCTTCAATAAAGCGCTGGGGAGTGAAGGCAACGAGTACAAGCTTTACGAAGTGGATTCCGGTTCATTCCTGGACTACACCACCCTGACCAACTGGGCAAACGCAGGCACCGAAAACGAGTTCTATAACCGTCTTCAGGCGTTCTTTTACAAGTCAGTCACCAACGACCTGTTACGCGTGGCACTGAACGGTACACATGCCGCAGATGAAACCAATCCTGATACCTGCCCGAACGGGGAAGATATTCACCCGGGATGGCATCAGATTGTTAAAGCGCGCACACCAAAACAGATCATTACTGACAAGGTCGTATTGAACCGTACAGGAACCGGGGCTGATTTTACGTCTGTTGATGCTATTGCCGCCGATGTAATCAATACCTGCATTCCACCCGAATTCCGTCAACACCCGGATCTGGTTGTACTGGTATCACAGAACATTATCGCAGCAGATACGGTCAGTATGCTGAACCGCATCGACCGCCCGACAGAAAAAGTCGCCGCCCAGCTTATCAACCGTGAGATCGCCGGACGCAAGTCATTCAGTCCGCCATTTATGCCGGATAACCGCCTGGTTGTCACCACGCTCTGGAATCTGCATATGTACTTCCAGCGCGGAACACAGCAACGCCGTGCCGAATGGATTGATGACCGCAAACGCTTCGAAAACAACTGGCTGCGTATGCAGGGTTGCGCCGTGGAATATGACGCACTCTACGGTTCGTTTGACAACATTGAACTGGCAGGACTGCCATCACCTGAACATGCGAAACCAAACCAGGCAGCGTAACGGACTGACGTATGCAGACTCCGGCGCAAAAGTTCAGAGCCAGACTGGCCGCGCAGCAGGCAATGGAACACCGCGAGGCACTGACCGTACGCGACAGTCTTCATCTGCAACTGGCGCAACTGGAAATCGACTGCAGGGCTGTGAGCAGTTGCGCCACCAACGCCGATCGTGTGGCATTCAAGCGTGAATCCCTGCTGCCGCGCTGGATGCCGACGATTGAGGCGTGGCTGCAAAGCGGCGAGGAGTACAAATACATCCCGTTTACCTGGTGCATCGTCTGGCTGTTTGATACCGGCGAAATGGACAAAGCTCTGGAATGGGCCGATATCGCCATCGGACAGAATCAACCCATGCCACCACGCTTTGACCGTGATTTGCCAACGTTCGTCGCCGATGAGGTCATGCAGTGGGCACAGATTCAGTTTGATAAAGGCCTTTCCGTCGAGCCCTATTTCAGCCGCGTGATGAGCCATATCGAAAAAGACTGGACACTGCACGAAGAGATAGTTGCCAGATGGTACAAATTCGCCGGTCTTAACCTGTTACGGGACAGCGATGGCAAACCGACAACCCCGGCCGCCATTTACGACGTGGCGAAACTACGTAGCGCCGATGAGTGGATGGCCCGTGCGCACAGCACCACTCCCAAAGCAGGTGTTCGCGCCATACGAAACAAAATAGCCGCCCGTCTGCGCGCATTACGGGCGGTATAACGAAAGCCCCACGGCTTCAGGCGGGCACGGTGAGGATGACACGCACAAGCGTCAGTCATGCCGCGGAACCGTTCGCCCGACCTGACCTACACAGAGAATCAGTCATGAACCTGAAACCAGGCTACAGCACAGACCAGAACACAGACACTGCTACAGGCATGCTTAAAAATGATGGCTTCTGGCCGGATCTGTCCATGGCTGATTTTCGCAAAAGCCGAACTATCCCACTGGATATCCCTGCATCACTGGCAGAACAGGCGTTATTGTCTGCCGTCTTTGAGGTGAACACCGCACTGACCGGTGTGAAATCCCGCTACGTAGTGCAGGGAACAGCGCAGGCGGCGGACGTGGAAGGCCCGCAACTTAACGGAGAAAGCGCCCTTTGCGCACAATACAAAAAAGCGGTCTTTGCCCGCGCCAAAGCCGATCTTCTCGGTGAGTTTACGGCGGTGAACACCCGCCACGCCGACAGCAATATCGACAGTAATGACACCCGCGAAACCCTGCTTGCTGAAGCGGCCTTTGTGCTGCGTGCTATCCAGGGCGCAGGCCGTGTGGGAGTGTACATCTTATGAGCCAGTTCGACAGCCTTTATGCATATCTGCGGCAGGTGTTTGACATTTCCGTGTTTGACAATACCGGCTTTGATTCGTGGATGAGTGATATTCGTCTTTTGCCCGCAGAGAAAGACATGGGGCTTGGACAGATAAGAATGGGTATTCGCCAGTACAACGCCGTGTTCGACTGGCAGCGCTGGCCATGGCGTCAGGTTGACCCTGATTTGCTGTTATGCGCCCTGCTTGTCTGGCGGGACGAACAGGCTAATGACTACTACAGCCAGCTTGAGCTTGATGCGCCGGATGTCAACATCGAACCCACGGACGACAACATTGCAGAAGTGACTGTCAGTATGCCGCTCGCTGACCCCATCATTCTGATCCCGGACGAGGCCGGTTTTATCATGATGGGCGGCATCCGTTACCGGCTGGATAAGCCAGAGATCTGGGTGGCAGAAAATATCACTGTATCCACCATCAGGGCAGGGAAATAAACAATGGACATCTCCCTGCACGGCGAACTTAACCGGACACAGCTTAAGCAGTTGCAGACAATGCTGGCCAACGGTGAGCTCCCCCCGGCAAAACAACAGCGTCTGCTGCAGCGTATCGCAAAACGCGGCGTTATTCCGGCCGCAAAGCGCCATGTTCGCGAACAAAAGAATGTTGATGGCAGCAGTTTTGCAGAACGCCGCTATGGCAACAGACCGCTGCTGAAGGGGCTCCCTAAATTTCTGAAAGTGCACGACATGCCATCAGCGAAATCGGTGCGTATATACGCAGCAGGCAGGAGCTATCGCCAGCCCCACAACCACAGGGAAATCAGCGTGGGTGCAGTGGGATATATCCAGAGCCATGGCGTTACGTTCACAGTGAACGCATCGCAGCTGAAAACCGACGCGATGGAAAAAGCCAGCAAGGAACCCTGCTCCCGCCGTCAGGCGATAAAGCTGCGCAAGCTGGGCTATACGGTGAGCGACAAAAAAAGGGGGACGCGCCGCAAACCATCAACGGCAGATATCCGGACGTCGCTCACGAAAGGGCAGGCAGGCGTGATTATCCGCAGCATGGAAGGCATACCATCCAAAAGCTGCTGGACGATAACCATCCCACCCCGTCAGTTCCTTGGTGTCAGTAACGAGGAATTTGCACGGATACTGTCCCGCCAGTTGCAGGGCATCAATTATGGCTGGCAGACAAAGCCGCAGGACATTAAGAGGAAATAACCCATGACGTTTCCACAGGTCACAATTAATCAGCTCAACACCCACAGCGGAAGCAAGCGTGGGATCGCCTGCACCCTGCTGATGGTGGGCGAGCATACAAAAGCCATTCTCCCGACACCGGTTACAGCACAAACCGATCTTGACTCGCTGTTAGGAACAAAGGATTCATTGTTACGCAGTAACGTGCAGGCGTTTCTGGATAATGCCGGACAAAATGCCATGATCTGGCTGGCAACCGTGCAGACACCCCAGCCTTCTGGTCAGACCCGAACGTGGGCTGATGTGGTTATGGATGCACAGGCCACCCTCTCGGTGGAAGGCGTTGTCGTTGTTCGCGCTAACGCCTCAGGTAACGATATCGACAAAGCGCAGCAACTGCGCAGCGAACTCAATAACACCTTCCAGCGCTGGACATGGTTTATCCTGGCTGTTCGCGGCTGCGGAACAGGCGAGAAGTGGTCAGAATACGTCACCGCCATGACCGGACTACAGAAAGGCATTGCCGCTTACGCGGTGCAGCTTACCCCGATGCTGTTCGGCAATGAACCGGGGATACTGGCCGGTCGCCTTTGCAATCCATCAGTGACGATTGCTGATTCCCCCGCCCGTGTTGCAACCGGCGCACTGGTCAATATGGGCCGCAACGATAAACCGCAGGACAGCGACAAGCGCGAACTGGACATTGCCACCATCAGGGCCCTGAACAGGGCGCGTTTCAGCGTACCAACGTGGTATCCCGACTACGAAGGTTACTACTGGGCCGACGGCGTCACGCTCGATGTGGACGGTGGCGATTATCAGGCTATCGAATATCTGCGCGTTGCCGATGAAATGGCCCGTCAGGTGCGTTTGCTGGCTATCCCAAAAATCGCCAATCGCTCACTGAACTCCACCCCGGCAAGTGTGGCCGCGCACCAACAGCTTTTCGCGAAGCCCATGCGCGACAGCGCAAAGAGCCTGAAAATCAACGGCACGGTATTCCCTGGCCTTTGCATGTCACCGCGCGACGGCGACGTAAAAATCTCATGGCCGGAAAAAGACAAAGTGCAGATTGCGATCGTGGTTCGCCCGTATAACTGCCCGAAAGAAATCACCATCAGCATCATGCTGGACGAAAGCGGAGAGTAACCCATGAACACCGAACGCATCAGTGGTATGAGCTTTGACACGTCATTTAATGGCCGCATCGTTCACGTAAAAACCGCCACCCTTGATATTACCGACAACACCAAAGCCATTCAGGAGCGCGGTGTACCTGATGGCTGGGTACGCGGCGACGTGGAAGCCGGCGGTGAAATTGAACTGGATACCGTTAACTTCCAGCTTCTTGGTGAAGCCGCGCGTGAAGCAGGGAGCTGGCGCGACATCGAAGAAGCCGACTTTCTCTTCTTTGCCCGTGCAGCAAAGACAGAACTCAGGGTGGAAGCCTTTGGTTGCAAACTGCTGATCAGTAACCTGCTGAATATCGACAGCAAGGGCGGTGACAACATAAGCCATAAAATCAAATTTATGGTGACTTCGCCGGAGTTCGTCAAAATTGACGGTGTTCCGGTTCTCAGCGCCACCGATGTTCGGGACATCATGAACCAATAGGAAAGACAATGCAAAGCACCCCCCACAACTGGAGCGACTGGCTGGCGATAATCAAAGACTGGTTACGTGGTGATATCCCTCTTGACAGTCTGCTGATGACTGCCGTCATTGCAGCACTCAGAGTGTTTTACACAGGCCGCAGCTGGCGTCGTCTTTTGCTTGAGGTGCCGTTGTGTTGCCTGCTGGCCGTGGCGGCATTCACCCTCATTAAGCCGGTCCCCGTCGCATGGCTGACCGAAGACTGGCGCGTCGGTATCGGTGCCGCAATTGGCCTTATTGGTGTTGAACATATCCGGGCACTGGGTGTGTTCATCACAAAGAAATTTGCAGGGAAAAGTGACGAATGAAAATTTCAGACAACGGGCTGGCCGCACTTAAACGCGAAGAAAACTGCAAACTGACCGCTTACCCCGATCCGCGCGGCGTATGGACCATTGGTACAGGTCACACAGGAAAGGTTGATGGTGTCGCAGTTCACAAAGGCATGACCATCACCCAGGACACCGCCGACAGACTGCTACGCGACGATCTGTCATGGGTGGAGCACTGCATCGCTGAACGGGTAACAGTTCCGCTGAACCAGAGTCAGTATGACGCGTTGTGTAGCCTGATTTTCAATATCGGCGCTGACGCTTTTATCGGTTCCACCGTTCGCCGTCAGTTAAACGCCGGCAACTACACCGCCGCCGCTGATGCTTTCCTGAAATGGAGCCGCGCAGGCAGTAACCCGACAATTCTGGCCCCGCGTCGCGGACGTGAGCGGGCAATGTTTCTGGGACAGAGGTAAGGCCACATGAAACGCGCAACACTCGCCTTTATCGTCTTCATGGTCGTCGCCGTGGCCGTGCTCGGCTTCACAGCTGACTACTGGCACAACCGCTTCACCAAGGCAGAAAAAGCCCGCCAGAAAGCCGTAAATCTTGCCGACACCCGACAGCAGACCATTGACGACATGACACTGCGTCAGCGCCAGAACGCCGCGCTTGATGCGAAATACACAAAGGAGCTCGCCAATGCAAAAGCTGAATCCGAAAAGTTACGCGCCGATCTTGCTTCTGGCCGTCGCCGGTTGCAGCTCCACGCCGTCTGTATGCCCGCCGCCACGCGTGATACCACCGCCACCGGCTCAACTGATGCAACCGCCGCCCGACTTACTCCGGACGCTGAACGGGATTATCAGCATCTCAGAGCCGAAGCGAAAGCCGTCGTTGCACAAGTGAACGGCCTGCAACAGTACATTACTGAACAATGTCATTAAAAAATGGCACCACTCACCGGGGAAAATAGCATGAAAGACGAAAATACCACCATCATCACCCTGACCGTCGCAGGCGAGGACATTCGCTTCGCCCCGACCGAAGCTGTCTACAACAAGTTCGTGAATGAAATAACGATGGATAACAAGGTGGCGCCAGCCAAAAACTACCTGATGCGCTGTGTACACCCGGAAGACAAAGAGAAACTGGAGAAGCTCATTCACCGCCCGGGAGCAGCCCTTCAGATGGCAGCAAAACTCAATGAAGATTTTGCCGTCAATCTGGATATCACCGTAAAAAAATAAAGGCGGCACTGTCCGGCATTGAGCGCAACGGCTACGCGCAATATCTGGTATTACGCCGCCACTGGCTACCGGATGGCGAGGACACACCGGAAGACATTGCCGCTGCGGTCTGGCTGGACAACCGTTATTTCGAAAACATGAGTATTGCCGTCAATAACGGCATTGCGAGAGCATTTAAAGGTGGGTAATGGCTGCTGAACTTGATTTTACGCTAAGTCTGGTTGATAAGCTGACGAGACCCTTAAAACAGGCGCAATCGGCTGTGACCGGATTTGCTGACAAGGCAACAGCCGACTTTAAACGTCTCGGTTTTGGTGTGGCCGGGTTATGGGGGGCTGCTCAGGGAATAAAAGGACTGGTCAACCCCGCCCGCGACATGGAAGCCGCGCTGGCCGAAGTCAGCTCGCTGGATGTGGCAAATAAAACACTCGATCAGCTGCGTAAAACTTCACAGACGTTTGCCATTAACTACGGCGAAAGCGCCAGCAATTTCGTCCGCAGCGCCTACGATATCCAGTCCGCCATCGCAGGACTTCAGGGTGACGAACTGCCAAAATTTACTGAAGCATCCGCCATTCTCGCCAAAGCCACCAAATCAGACACGGCCACCATTACTAACTATATGGGCACCATGTACGGTGTTTTTAAAAATACCGCAGAGAAGATGGGGCGCACGCAGTGGGTTGAACAAATTGCCGGGCAGACCGCAACCGCCGTTCAGGTGTTCAAAACTACCGGTAATGAAATGTCTGCTGCCTTTACTGCGCTGGGTGCCAACGCGCAGGCAATGAAGGTATCTGCCGCTGAACAGTTCGCCGTACTGGGACAGCTCCAGTCCACCATGTCAGGCAGCGAGGCGGGAACCAAATATAAATCATTCCTGGCGGGGATTGGGAATGCGCAAAAAGTGCTGGGGCTGAACTTTACCAACCGGGACGGCAGTGCCAGAAGCATTACCGGTATCATCGACCTGATTAAAGGAAAGTTTGGCGATCTGTCAAAAGTGGCAGATGCAGACCTGCTGAAAAAAGCCTTTGGCAGCGATGAAGCGGTGTCCATGATTAAACTACTGGCCGGAGATGTTGACGGGCTGAAACGGAACATCAATACATTAGGTAACATCAAAGGCATGGATAAAGCCATCGAAATGGCGAAAAAGATGGTTGACCCGTGGGATCAGGTTAATTCTTTACTGGAGCAGGTTCGCGTCAGCATTGGTCTGCGGCTCGATCCCGTCTTTGCCCCGTTCCTGCAAAAAATCATCACCGGCGGGAAAGCCTTCATGAAATGGCTGGATACGTTCCCCAATATTGCCCGCTGGCTGGGATATATCACTGCAATGACCCTCGCCTTTGCCGCAGCAGGGGCGCTTGCCAGTATCACGATGGGGGCCTTCGGCTTTATCATGACCGGGCTCAGCGGAATTGCTGGCGTGCTGAAAGGCGCATGGAAAGGACTAATCTTCACCCTGGATTTATTACGCCCCTCCCTGCTTTCAACCCGTCTTGGCCTGATGGGGCTATGGATTCAGGAAAAAGCCGTCTGGGTGTGGTCAAAACTGGTCGCTCTTTGGGCAGGGATCTGTAAAGCGGCGATCGTAGCCTGGAACGTAGTGTTACGTGCGGGCGCGGTTGCAATGCGCCTGTGGGGTGTGGCGACGGCATTCGCAGGCGGTGCGCTGCAACTCCTGATAAGCCCCATAACCCTGATTATTCTCGCCATTGCCGCACTTGCCGTAGGGATCTGTCTGGCTATCAAATACTGGGACAATATTAAAGCCGCCATCATGGACACGGAAGCTTTCTGTGCCCTGCTAAAAGTCATTAACGCTGTGGTGGGCTGGTTTGATGATGCATGGAACAGCATTAAAGCCGGATGGGACAATCTGACGAACTGGTTTAAAAATTTTTCGCTGGCCGACACGTTCGGCAATATCACGGCTGGAATTGGCAAGCTCTTTGACGGCATATGGGATTCCATTAAGAGCTCCTTTACCGGGACATGGAACTGGATAGCAGAGAAGCTCAACAAAATCCCCGGTGTCAATATCAGCACCGCACAACAGACCGTCGCACCGACACCCGCCCCGGAGCTTATCACTGGCAACCGTAGCGCCGCCATCCAGGGTGGGCCGGTAAGTCACCAGATAAGCAACAACCGGGGCGACAAAGTCACCAATAACAACGTTAAGCAGGATATCACACTGCACGTTGACACCCTGGCGACACCGGGACAACTGGCGGAATACAGCGAACTGGCAGCGGGGTGACAAATGAGTACGAAATCACTTTATATCGACCTGCTCATTACTGACGGCGATCTTACGTTCAACTCCGCCAGTGAGCCGGTCTTGTGTGACAACCGCCAGAGTATTGCTCAGGACATGATTCACGCCCTGATTGAAAGTGGTCTGCCCTGTCGTCTGATTGCGGAGAACAGCCCCACACTCAGGGCCGACCTGTTCACGCAAATGGTGATACTCCTGGAGGAGGATGAACGCCTCATTCCCGGCTCCGTATTTATTGACGAAGAGCAACGCGGCCAGCTCCTTGTTACCGCCGATACCTACGATTTTGGTCAGTTAAGCCAGGGGATGCGCTATGCAGAATAATATCGACTTCAAAAACATACTGCGCGAAAGCGGAATGCCGGTTGATGAACAGACCGTACGTGACACCCTGCAACAGGTGGCAGATGATGAAAAACTCATCACCAATACGTCGCGCATGTCGCCATTCTGGCGGCTGATTCAGTTGCTGGTTATCACGCCGTATGTGTGGATTGTTGACACACTGGCTGACAATGTACTGCATAATCTGTTTCTGATGACTGCCAGAGGGCCGTTCGTTGACCTGTTCGCTGCCGCCCTCAGGCTTACCCGCAAGGAAGCCACGCGTGCGATCGGTAAAATCATTTTTACCAAAAACAACCAGAATGACAGTGTGACCGTACCGGCTGGCACACTGATTCAGACGGAGCGTATTAACGGTGTGATTTATTCCATGGCGACCCGCGAGCAGGTAATTATCCCCGCAGGCACGCAAAGCACCCTTATTGATGTGATCGCCACCGACAGCGGTACGGCATTCAATCTGGCACCAGGCTATTACCAGATACTCCCCAAAGCGATTAACGGAATTGCGTCTGTACGTAACGGTGATAACTGGCTGACCATACCGGGCGCAAACCGCGAAAGTGACGACGAACTAAAAGATCGTTGCCGTAACCAGTTTAACCTTGCCGGCAGTTATCACACTGACGCAGTTTACCGCAGCCTGATAGCTGCACAGGCCGGACTGACCATCGATCGCATCTTCTTTTTACATGACGCCCCGCGAGGACTTGGTACAGCTAATGCCTACCTGCTGCTGGATACCGGGGTTATTTCGCAACCCTGGGTTGACAGCGTGAATGATTACATCATGGCACAGGGACATCACGGCCACGGCGATGATATGCGTTGTTTTGCCATGCCGGAAACCCGCCACGATCTGGCGGTTACGGTGTATGTTGAAAACCTTTCCAATATCAGCAAAAACGATATCGACGCCCTGAAATCAGGCACTGAAAACCTGATTCGTTGTGCATTCCGTGAAAACAGTAACTACGACGTAACCCGCACATGGCCATACAGTCGCTTTTCATTCTCGCAACTGGGACGCGAACTGCATGACACCTTTCCTCTGGTGGGATCCGTGACGTTTTCCCTTGAGGATATCATCAGCGATCTGAACGTACCCCGCCTGAACACACTGACAGTTGAGGTGAAGAATGCCTGATAAATCACCGGACATTAAGTTGCCGTCATGGCTGAATCGCGGCGATGTGCTCCGCCTGAAAAACACCTTTATCCGTTTCTGGGGAAAGGTGCACGACTGGGTAACATGGCCACTGAGCCAGACCGACCCACTGACATGTGCGGAATCCATTCTGAACCTGACAGCCTGGCAATATGATATAGCCCGTTTTGACGGCGAACCGCTCACGCTGTACAGAAAGCGTGTCAAATATGCCTTTATCAACGCACAGGACGCGGGCAGCGTGGCGGGATTCAGGGCAATTTTTGAACGACTGGGGATCGGTTATGTGGAGATTCAGGAGCGCCAGCCAGGCACAGACTGGGATGTTGTTCTTTTGCGCCTGACAGACAACCAGATCTCAGAAAATACAACATTACTCAATCAGATAATTCGCCAGTACGGTCGCACCTGCCGCCGTTACCATCTTCAGATAATCACATCCACGGATTGTGTTATCGGACACGGATACTGGCATGGCAGCTATCACTATTTTTATGCACCGGAGATGAAAAATGACCCAGAGCGCTATCACTTCAGCATTTGAGCGCCTGAAAGCGCAGGAAGCCGCAGGCGGCAACCGTATCATCATTGATCAGTTTGTATTTGCAAATATCCCGGATCTGAACATTGCCGACACGCCGTCTGAAAACGAACCATTGCCCCCCGATGCACAGATAGTTCACCGCCAGAACGTTGATCGCAACGGAATGGTAAATGAGAACACCGTCGCCTACTCCGTTACCCTGCCGGAGTCCACGGGTGATTTTACTTTTAACTGGCTGGGTCTGGTAAGCAGCACCACAAATACACTTTGTATGGTGGTATATCTTCACCCTCAGAAAAAAATAAAAACCGCAGACGGCAAACAGGGTAATACCCTGATTTATTCTGAAATTATGGAATACGCCGGAGCCAGCGCCGCAACCGGCATCACCACGCCAGTAAGCACCTGGCAGATTGATTTTACGGCACGGCTTCACGGCATGGACGAGGCCACCCGCAAAGCGGCGCTGGATATCTACGGGCCTGGCCTGTTCTTTAATAACGCCTTTAAACTCACCGCTCAGGCTACCGGGCAGGCGACCTTCGCGCCGGGTATTGCCTATCTGCGCGGATTACGTGTGGAGCTGAATGAACAAGGCACACTGACATACGCCACCGGAATTTCACAAACTGTTTATGTTGACGCGGCATTAACCGGTACCCTGACCGGGGAAAATAAAGCCATATTCAGCCTGACGAGTCAGAAAACAGCCGACTATACCGACAGTTCAGGATTTGCCCATTATGTCGAACCCATCGCCACAATATCAGACAGTGGCGAGATCACCGATATACGAAAAACCCGCAAACCATTAAATGACCGCCTTGATGGCGAATACCTGACCCGTAACGGGAACCTGAAAGAAATTGCTGACAAAGGTGAACAGGCCCAGTCTGATGCCAGAAAGCATATGGGCCTCGGCGACAGCGCCACCCTTAATGTTGGCACCGCGCAGGACACTGTAGCCGCAGGTGACGACATCCGCATCACAGGAGCGCTGCAAAAAAATCAGAACGGAGCAGATATTCCCGATAAACCGCTGTTTATCCAGAACGTTGGTTTACAGGAAACGGTAAACAAGGCTGATAACGCTGTCCAAAAGACAGGCGATACCTTGTCCGGTGGACTTACTTTTGAAAACGACTCAATCCTCGCCTGGATTCGGAATACTGACTGGGCGAAGATTGGATTTAAAAATGATTCGGATGCAGACACCGATTCCTACATGTGGTTTGAAACGGCGGATAACGGTAATGAATATTTCAAATGGAGACACCGCCTCGCTGGCGGCCGGGTTAAAGACCTGATGAATCTCAAATGGGATACACTAAATATTCTGGTTAATGCCGTCATTAATGGTTGTCTTGGAATTGGTACGACGAATGCGTTAGGTGGAAGTTCAATCGTTTTAGGAGATAACGATACCGGGTTTAAACAAAATGGCGATGGTCTGCTTGATGTTTATGCGAATGGTCAGCGAGTATTCCGTTTTCAGAATGGTGTGACTATTGCTTTTAAGAATATTCAGGCCGGAACTGCCAGAAAATTCACGTTATCCAGCGCCAACAACTCCACGAAAAATGCAGCGTTTTATTTGTGGGGTAATCCATCCAGGCCTGTTGTTGCAGAGCTTGGTGATGATTCAGGCTGGCATTTTTTCAGCCAGAGAAACCCGGATAACAGCATCACGTTCGCCGTAAACGGACAGGTAATTCCGTTAAATTACGGAAACTTCGATGCCCGCTATAAATATCGAACAGAGGGGGTACAGGATGTACGGTATGGCCATGAAATGTATTACAGCCCCGGCAGTAACACCGTTTCATGGACGTTTCGCTCACCTTCGGGACACGGGCTGTCAGGGATATCGATATCGGATACCGGCCGTAACTCAGCGGATAACGTCAACGGTGTGTATTACCGACCGCTGCAAAAACTGATTAATGGCACCTGGTATAACGTAGCGAGTATTTAACAATGTTGCATTTAAAAAATATTACGGCAGGTAATCCAAAAACTGTTGAGCAATATCAGTTAACAAAAAATTTTAATGTTATCTGGTTGTGGTCCGAAGACGGAAAAAACTGGTATGACGAACAGAAAAACTTTCAGCCAGACACAATAAAGATTGTTTACGACGAAAATAATATTATTGTCGCCATCACTAAAGATGCCTCCACACTTAATCCTGATGGATTAAGTGTCGTTGAGGTTCCCGATATAACAGCCAACCGCCGCGCTGATGATTCAGGGAAGTGGATGTTTAAGGACGGGGCTGTGGTTAAGCGGATTTGTACGGCAGACGAACAGCAACAACAGGCAGAATCACAAAAGGCCGCGTTACTTTCCGAAGCGGAAAGCGTTATTCAGTCACTGGAACGCGCTGTCAGGCTGAATATGGCGACGGATGAGGAACGCACACGACTGGAAGCATGGGAACGCTACAGTGTTCTGGTCAGCCGTGTAGACACAGCAAAACCTGAATGGCCACAAAAGCCCGGGTGAAAACCAAGGCCCGAACGCCAGGCCTTTTGCGAATACACCGGCATGCCAGAGTGGAAACAAATTGCGACGCACCAGTCCGTGCACATTTCTGACCGGGCAGCTATTCCAGAAAACAGCAGACAAGAGAGGTACAGATATGTGGTTTCCGGCAAAACTGATGCTTCCGACAGGTAATATCACCCCCATAACATGTTCAGCTATGGCTGTACATCCGTGGGATGTTGAAGCGGGGCACATTACGCCAGACGGTGCGTATTTAAGCCCTGTCAACGCAATAAACCACCTTAACAACAAACTCCCGGGCCTGACCGAAAACAGCGATATCGCCATCATAATGGTAACAGGCAGCAATAATAACGATTTTATTCGTCAACTGTCAGCACTGGCAGACACACTCCCTTTACCCACTCTGACGCAGACGCTAAGACGCGCAAGAACACAGCTCACCCAGGCAATCACCAGAATGCAAATCCCGGCGACACCACAGAACGGACTGCCCGCTCCACAACCACTTATTGCCAGCACACTACAGAACAGCATCAGTAACCACACCGCGCTTAACGCTATGAAGGCCGAAGGGCTGAACTCTGTCGACTCACTGAAAAACGCGTTATCCGGTTTTCAGGCACAACGTCAACGGTTGCAGCAACAGATAATCGCTGAACTGGCAGGAGCAGGCGATAAAGTGGCAAAAGCATTTGCGTTCGTGCATACCGGCGACGCCGTTTTAGCCCGCCGGGAAATGATGAAAAATATTCCGCACCCCACAGCTTCACTGACGTATGCACACCTGTTCGCAGGCGATCTTTCCGGGATGCTGAACTGGATAACGAAGGCAGAAAATGAGCCAGAACACGACAACGCCACTGCTGGCCCTTAATGGTCAGATAATCCCGCTAAAACGCTTAAGTGTCAGCGTGAAGCTGACCATCAAAGACAAAGACGCTTCCGGAAAATCCTCATCAACAGCGACTTCAGAACAGGGTGTAAAAGCCAAGGAGCTGCAGATTTCCGGACTGATTCCGTTCACCCAGCCGGAAGCACTCACACGCTTATTTCGTCTGGCTGAAGCCAGAGCCGCTAACGGTGCACAACAGGTTTACCGCATCGCCAACATGGATGCTAAAGCGGTCAATATGAAGCAAGGGATTTTTTCCGGTGCCGTGGGCGCAACTCCTGAAACAGGCCTGATGGCATGGAAAGTTGACTTCACTCTGAAAGAAAAACTCAGCAGTGCCGAAAAGGCGACAGGACGCGGCCCGGCTGGCAATCAGAGTGCTGAACAGCACGCACAGGCCGTCAAATCAGGTGGCAAAGGCGAAAAAAACGAAGAGCATGGCTGGTTCTGGAAAATGTCAGACAAACTCAATAACTGGATAGGCCCGGCAGGCAATGAAACCAATTCGTGATCTCTGCATTAACGGCAGGCGTTATCCTGTCGTGGAAGAAAACATCATGTTGCGTCTCAACGGCGCGGGAACCGGCTTTATCACCATTAACGCCGCCGACAATACTCCCCCGCTACGCGGCAAACCCGTAGAGCTGTCCATCGGTTACAACGATCAGCCTGTAAAGTGGTTTTCGGGATATGTGGAAAGTGACAGTTGTACAGGCAGAGGGCTGCACAAGCTGATGGTGCGCGAAGCTGCTGCTATTCTGCAATACCCGCTCAACATCTCCATGCAGCATCCGACGCTGAAACAGGTCGCAGGACACATTGAAGGCAATACAGGTTTACGCATACAACTCCCGAAGGCAGGCTACACCACCACTCCGGTCCCTCATCTGACCCACAATGGCAACGGTTATCAGCTGATGGCCATGCTTGGCCGCATATTCAGTATCCCGGATTACGTCTGGTATCCGTCGGTTGACGGCATCATCTACGCCGGAAGCTTTGCTGACTGCCGTTTTGCAAAACGCCCTGCCAGATTGCCGGTCGATATCACCAGAGGTGATCACGGAGCAAATGGCTGGACAATACAGACGATTCCCATGATGCGCCCCGGCGTGGTCATGAACGATCACCGTATAAATCAGGTACAGCTACAGGGTGACAGCATGATCATTAGCTGGAGTGATGGCCGTCAGTCGCCCGTACAACGCCAGATCGAAACCCTTTACCCCGAGATAGGCAACAAAACCCACCTTCCACGCATGGGACGCGTGATCTCACCAACTGAAAACACAACCCAGGGGGATTTGCATGATGAATTTCGCCCACGCTACGCCGTCAATGTGCAGTTGCTCGACGAGAACGGCACCCCCGACAAGGACACACCGGTATATAACGCCGTCCCCGTTCCTGTGCCAATGGCCGGCAATGAATCCGGGATATTCCAGTACCCGCCCGCAGGAACCATAGTTACACTGGCCCACGTTGACGGCAGGCCGGATAAACCCATCATCACCGGCACTCACGCCAGCGGCCAGAGTCTGCCGGGAATAAAGCCCGGCGAACAACTACAACAGCAACGCGCAGAGGTATTCCAGCGTGTGCATACAGATGGCACATGGCAGCGTGAAACCGATCAGGTTATTCGTGAGAAATCCACCGACCGCATCATCCAGAACACAACGGAAACGCGCACCAGTACCACTCGTAATATTACCGTAAAGGCCAACAACACCATAACGGTGCTCGGCACTCATAAGCTGATGAGCGGCCACATACAGCACATCGCAGACGGTGACTATGCCGTAGCCGCCACGAAGAAACTGATACAGCACGCCGACAACGCTGAACTCGACGTTACTCACCAGTGGCAAACCAGCACAGAAAGCGCCACCCACAATGTGGCGAAAACGCTGGAAGAAAAGATTGGCCGGATTAAAAAATCCGTCGCTGGCCAGATGCAACAGATCATCGCCCCGCAGGTCTGGTTTGGCAGCAATACCATCAACACACTTAACCTCATGCTGGATCTTTGCGACACCGTTCAGCAACTGGCGCAGCTCACCGCACAACACACTCATACCAACAACGGGTCGTCACAGCCCACCAACAGCGGCAGCATAGACACGGTGGCATCAATGGCAGGCAACCTGAAAGCGAAGTACAGTACCGTGATTAAGCAGTAAGTTTACAGATGAGAAGAGGTGCACAGGCAGCCCGGTTTACCATTCAAGAATCATGCCACAAAATACAGACAAATAAGCATTTCGTGAAATTATTCATATATCAATAAATTTCATTCATCGAACCAGACGAAAGCCCGTCGCGACGGGCATTCCCCCAGAAAAACCCCCCCCACCAGACGCGCTGTATCGCATTCTGCGACATGCTTTAAGCAAATAAACGCGCGAGTCACCCTGAATTCAGCTCGTAACGCCTGAAAGCGTACACGCACGCTACGTGGATATTTCACGGCATGATGAGCCCAATACACGGCACGGGCGCAAGCCCCCCGCGCTTGCACTCTTTACGATAAAAATTTTTTGCCAAATAAATTTGCGCAAAACGACACTCCAGATCGCGCCAGCACTGGCGCTTTACAAAAAAGCCATCTGGCACAAAGTGTCAAAGATTGCCAGGCTTTGCCAGATTAACGTTAAAAAAGGATCTGACAGAAAAATTAACCATATGAAAAACAAAACTATTTTTTGCTTTCGTCATTTTAAAGGATCTGAATGCCGCCAAAGTGCCACGCACAGGAACCACTTAACGCAATGAAATAAAAGGTAAAAACAAAACATTGGACAAGGATCGTTTTGGCGCAGCGTTACACAGTTTCACTGTGTAACTATTTTCAGGCGCAAGCAAAAACCGCTCACGAAAGCAGCGACAAAAGCGGCAAAATTTTAACTTTCGCGGAGAACCGAACGGGTGACGTGAAACTTTACGTAGCAGAGAAGCGGGAAATCAGTAGAATAATCGCGGGTGCCTTTCGGCTGATGGTCGGAGGGAATACCCGAAGGCCGGATGTGGAAAGGCCCCGGAAAACATTTCTGTTTAACCGAGGCCCTAACATATCTACCTTAAGCAAGTGATAGGTTAGCGCCTCTCCAACAAAGGAGCAAGCGCTATGTCGCAAAAATCGCTTACGGCCATCACGTTCTGCGTGACGGCAATCCTCATCATCTGGATGCTGCACGGTTCGCTGTGTGAAATACGGATGAGCTTCTGGGGAGCGGAGTTTGCGGCGTTCTTACAGTGTAAACAGTAA